GAAGCGCAAGGGCAAATGAATTTTCAAGCAGCAGTCAAAGGTATTGCGCCGGCAGGAGGCATTCGCCCCGCTAGTCACATAACCGCCAGCTTCGTAAGCGCAACAAAAGCGAAGCCTGCTGCCCATACTTTATGATCGCCTTCTTCCCAGACCGCGAGCGTGTCTACGTCAAAGGCAAGGACGCCCCCTGCCGCACGCTCCTCTACTGCAAGAACGGCGGCGGCGAGAACGATTACGTCACCGTCATCCGCGAGGACAACGGCGAATGGTTCACCGCCCGCATCGACCAGATCGTGTCGGCGCCGAATCCGACTTTGGATATTCAAGAAGATGAAAGTTCTGATCGCGTGTGAATTTAGCGGCGTGGTCCGCGATGCGTTTATCGGGGGGGGGCATGACGCCATGAGTTGCGACTTGCTGCCGACCGAAACACCGGGGCCGCACTACCAGGGGGACGTGCGCGATGTGCTCGACTATCCGTGGGACTTGATGATTGCGCACCCGCCATGCACGCACCTGTCTGTCAGCGGCGCGCGACACTTTGCCGACAAACGCATGGACGGCCGGCAGCAGTCGGCAGTCTCGTTCTTCATGCGGCTGGCCAAGGCAGACATCCCGCGCATCGCCATCGAGAACCCGGTGTGCATCATGTCCACGCTTTGGCGTAAGCCGGATCAAACGATTCAGCCTTGGGAGTTCGGGCATGGCGAAACCAAGGCGACTTGCCTTTGGCTTAAAGGTCTTCCACCGCTCCAGCCTACCGAGATTGTTCCGGGGCGAGACAACCGCGTCCATAAGGGGTGTGGCTTTGGATGGAGCACGCCCGAGTGCAAACGCGAGAGAAGCCGAACATTCCCCGGAGTTGCCCAAGCGATGGCCAAGCAGTGGGGTGCCCCTGCGCAAGCTGATCTTATTGCCGCCTAAACAGCACACAACCGCACACATGACAATCACCCTCAACGACGCAGAGCAAAAGCTGGCCCGCTATTTGGCGGCCAGTCGCCATGCGTCCAACCGCAGCGAAGGGACCAAGAACTCGCGCATCGGCCCGCAAAGCGACGAGCAAACGGACTTGGAAGGCATCGGCGCGGAGATCGCGTTTTGCAAAATCCACAACATCTACCCCGACACGCAGATTGCCGAGCGTCCTGCGGCCGACGCTTATTTGCCCGATGGCACCACCGTTGACGTAAAGGCTACGCCCTACCCCAACGGCCACCTGCTTGCCGTCCGCTGGAAGAAATGCGACGTGCAGATGTATTCGCTCATGGTCGGCACATTCCCGACCTATCGCCATGCCGGGATGATGCCAGCGCCCGAGTTGCTGCGCCCCGAGCGCTTGAAGAACTTCGGCTATGGCGACAGCTACGCAGCCAAGCAATCGGAATTGGCAGCATGAAGACATTCTGGATCATCCACAAGTCCGAGCTGGGTCCGGTGATGGAGTGCAAGGCGCGCAAGACAAGCAAGGGTTGGTCTGTTTTGGTGCGGCCGGAATCGTGCACTTGGGATTTTGTCAAAGAGATGTGCGAGCGCGAGTCGCTTGCCGATCTCAAGCTCGACCACACGCTCATCGAAGGCGAGTGGCCCGACGAACGATGACTTTGCGCAAAGGACAACGGGCGGCAAGCAAGAGCACGACAAGAGGGTGTGCGACTGCTTGCGGCTGCCTGCCGATGCGCGGCGGGAAGCGGGCATCTTGGGGATTTTGCCCGCCCCCGCCATTTTTTAGATGAGCGAAAAGAAATCCACCCCCCGCTCCCGCTTCACGCCGACACCGCATCCGGTGATGAAGCTGCCGCCCAAGGACGTGCTCTTGGCCATCGGGCCGGAGAAGGGCTGGGATCTGTTGCTCAAGCGGGAAGAACTAATCTTAAAGGAAAAAGTAGATCCTTATAGATACGGCTACCGCCCGCCGATCTGGAGCAAGGCCAGTCAGCTATTGGAAGACAACCGCGAGATCCTTGTCCTCGGCGGCAACCGCAGCGGCAAGACCGAATGGGCCGCGCGCGAAGTGATCCACAGATTGTATCACAAAAAGCAATCTGTTGCGTGGTGCTTCCAAACGACGGCACCTAACTCGGTGGAAATGCAACAGCCCCGCGTCTTCAAATATATGCCGGCCGACTGGCGACAGGCGCGCAAGGGCACGGTGACGAACATAACGTATTCGGTCAAAGGCGGATTTACCGAATCCAAGTTCGTCGCGCCGAATGGCAGCCAGTGTATCTTCCGCAATTATGCGCAGGACATCAGCACGATTGAAGGCGGTGAGATTGATATAGCATGGTGCGACGAATTGGTGCCCATAGATTTCTTGGAGACCCTGCGCTTCCGTCTGCTCGACCGCAACGGCGTGCTCATCGTCACCTTCACCCCCATCGAAGGCTACTCGCCCACGGTAAAAGACTACCTCACCGGCGCCCGTAACGTGGAGGAGTGTGATGCTGAGTTGCTGCCCAAGTTTGAAGACAACAAAGGCGAGAAGGTCATCGTCGGCTACGAGAAAGTTCCCATCGTCCAGACAGGACGCAAGGGACGACCGATCATTTACTTCCAGACCAAGAACAATCCGTGGGCCGGCTGGGAGCGCATGCAGCAGGAGCTACGCAACGAGACGCGCGAAAAGATCCTCTGCCGTGCCTATGGCGTCCCGACCCGCTCCATCAACAACCGCTTCCCGCTATTCAACGACAAGGTTCACGTCATCAAGCACGAATGGATTCCCAAGGAGGGCACCCGCTACCAATTCATAGACCCTTGCTCCGCGCGCAACTGGGCGATGATCTGGGCGCTGTTCGATAGTGCCAACCGCTGCTTCATCTATCGGGAGTGGCCATGCCCGAACGAGTATGTCGAAGGCGTCGGCTACCCCGGAATGTGGGCCGAGCCGGATGGCAAGAAGGCGGACGGGCGCCAAGGCCCCGCGCAGAAAGACTTTGGTTTCGGGCTGGAGCGATACATCGAAGAAATCCGCAACGTCGAGAACGGCGAGCGCATCTTTGAGAGATGGATGGATTCGCGTTACGGCAATGCGCAGACCTTGGCCAAGGAGCGGCCGACCACGCTGATCGAAGAAATGAGTGATCTCGGCATGGACTTCTCTGCCGCCCCCGGCGACACGATTGATGAAGGTGTTGGGCTTATCAACGACTGGCTGCACTACAACACGCAGAAGCCGCTCGACGCACTGAACCAGCCGAAGCTCTACATCAGCGAGAATTGCCAGAACCTAATCTGGTGCATGAAGGAGTGGACTGGCGCTGACGGCAACAAGGGTAGCAGTAAGGATTTCCCTGACCTCGTCCGCATGCTTGTGCTTTCCGGCTGCAACAACGTCGAGGGCGACATCCTGCGCCCGCGAGGAGGAGGAAGCTACTAATGACCCCAAGCGACATAGTTCCCCCACCCCCGCGCGTCCGCCCATGGCGAGGCCGCAGCAAGGAGCCGCCGCGTTGTGGCGTGTGTTCCAAGCAACTTCGCATCGAGGACATCCACGGAGTTGACGAACAACTCGGCCCCATCTGCCGCGAGTGCGGCCCGCACGTCATCGTAGCCAACAGGGCCATGTATCCTTTCTGGATATAAAGCATCACGAACGACGCCTTAACCCATACGAACGACTGTATTCGCCATTCGCAAACCCCGAACACAAACACAAACAGCTTAAAAATTATGCTATTCACGACAATCCGCAAACTGTTCACCAAAACCATCCCCATCGACCGCTACCCCGTTTCTGAAGACGAAGAGTTCGACTTCAAGGGCGCCCTCGCCTTCACCCGCGACCAAGCCCCGCCCTGCTGGCGGGCCGTCATGGTCGCCCTGCAAGACCGCATCGCGGACGGCGTGGCCTTGGCCAGCAACATGGCCACCGCCAAAGACCCCGGCCTTCTCGCCCACGCCAACGGCCAGCTCAATGCGCTGGTGGAATTGTGGGACTACTTGGAGGCCACCAGAGCCGAAGCGGCGAAGGTCCGGTAGGGTCGCCACGGCGACCGCTGCATACTTCTTGCGCAATAGTCCAAGCGTGCCTTGATCTATGATCGCGAAATCCGTTTCGTGATGATCCCTGTCACATATGTAATCATCCCGCGACACTACACCGCGCAATGTAAAGCCATGTTCCCGCTCTATACCCTTGCGGGACGACAAATTGGCGCCGCCTCTGTAGCCGATTTTGGCGTATACCCGCTCGGGAACCCCGTTATAGAAACAACCCTGTATTTGTAACGAAACCTGAAAGAAAAACATCCCTGCCTTTCTTTCAAGTCGCCGCCCGCCGACCTGTCGTTAACTGACAGATTGTTGCAAAACGTATAGCTCGGCGCGTGTTATCCTACGCTTTGTCACAAAATGCAACCACTTGTGAACAAGTCTATGCGATTCTATCCAAGTGTCTCCCCGAGACATAAGCAAAGTATCGCATAACGAGACTTTCCCGTATTGACACCGAACACATTGTGTGCTATGTGTGAGGATAGAGAGGCGTATCGCGCTTCACTCCGGTTCTAACGTCCCGGTTCCCCCCAGACGTTTGGCGCACCTCTTAGG